ATCGAGCTCGTGATCATGATCATTATCGCCAATAGGGATTTACTCGAATTGCTATTCCGACGCATTTAATTGGCGCTATTCATTGCCCGCCGGACCGCTCACACGCGGTAACCGGCCACCGAGAGTGACTGATGGAGGCGAGTGACCATGGGCGAACGCGGCCGGCTGAAGCTGCCGAAACATCTGGCCCCAGTGCCGACCAACAGCGAGGGCACCCTCGCTGACCAGGTGAAACCGGGCGCCCCGGACACCCCGCACGGGTTCCCGAACGATCCGGAGCTGACGGCGCTCTGGGTTGAGCTGGTCCCGGAGCTGGACAAGGCCGGCCTGCTGGCGCGCACGGACGGTATGACCGTGGAGCTGGCGATCCGGCATTTCCTGGCCGCCCGGGAAGCCTCTGACGAGCTCATGGAGACCGGCGCGGCGGTGCGGGACGTGGCGCACGGTCGGGAGACTGGCGCGATGAAAAAGAGCCCTGCCGATGCGGTGTTCCGGTCGCAATCGGCAATGTTCCTGGAGTACGTCAAGCAATTGGGCATGGCGTTTGCCGCCAGGGCTCGGATTCCCGGCCGTCTGGAGGACTCCGGGGACGATTATTTCTCGTCTACCGGTAGCTAGCCGTGTCCGCTTCCGCTCCGCTGTCTGACGAGGTGCGCTACTACCTCAGCGACTATCAGCGCGAGCGGGGCCGTCCGGAATACGTCATTCCAGACTGGTGCGCGCCGAAATTCCGCACGCCAGAGCCGATTGACTACCCGGGAGCGCTGTTCGACCCGCTACGGGTGGACCGGGTGATCGGTGCGCTGCACCGGCTGCGGCACACCAAGGGAAAGTGGGCCGGCCGGCCGCTGGATCCGGACCCGTGGCAAGTCGGCTACCTCATCGCGCCGGTGTTCGGCTGGATCGCCCCCGGTGACGACGGCAAGTACGTGCGGATTATCAACAACGCCCTGCTGGACGTGTCCCGCAAGGCCGGGAAGACCACCTTGGCCACCGGGCTGGGCATCTATCTGGCGTTCGCCGATGGTGAGCAGGGCGCCGAGGTGCTCGCGGTGGCCGCGTCCAAGGATCAGGCCGGCAACGCGTACAAGCCGGCCAAGCTGATTGCCGAGAAATCCCCCCAGCTGCGCCGGGCCGGGGTGAAACCATTGGTCAGTCAGCTGCTGCGGCCGTCGGACGGGTCATTTTTCAAGGCGGTGGCCTCGGTCGGTGATCTGATCATGGGTGCCAATGTGCACGGCGCGATCGTGGATGAGTTGCACGTCCACAAGACCGCCGAGGTGCTGGACGCGGTGGAATCCGGCACCGGCGCGCGCGATCAACCGCTGGTGATCATTATTACCACCACCGATGACGGCCGGCCGGCCAGCGTGTACAGCCAGAAACGCTCCTACATCGAGCAGCTGGCCGCCCGCACGCTGACCAACCCGCGCCAATACGGGATCATTTTCGCCGCCGATGAGGAAGATGACCCGTTCGCCGAGTCGACCTGGCGCAAATCTAATCCTGGGTTCGGCACGTCGCCTACTCGAGCGTTCCTGGAGGGCGAATCGCGACGCGCCCAGGACTCCCCGGCCACCTTGGCCCGATTCCAGCGGCTGCACCTGGGCATCCGGGCCAAGCAAGGCGGCCGCTGGTTCACCCTCGGCGAGTGGGACCGCAATGCCGGCATGGTCCGGGAGGACCAGTTGCGCGACCGGGTCGCCTACGGCGGACTCGACCTCGGCAACACCTCCGACTTGACGTCGCTGTGCTGGCTGTTCCCGGATGACGATGGCGGCTATGACGCGCTCTGGCGGTTCTGGGCCCCGGAGGACACCCTCGGCGAGCTGAACAAGCGCACGGCCAACTCCGCTGGCGTGTGGCACCGCCAGGGCCTGCTGATGACCACCGAGGGCAACGTCACCGACTACGAAGCGGTGAAAACCCAGGTGCTGGCCGATCTGACCCGATTCCAGGTCGCTGAGCTGGCCTTTGACCCGTGGAACGCAACTGATCTTACTAACCGGCTGCTCGGTGAGGGCGCGCCGATGGTGCAGGTCCGCCAGGGCTACATCTCGATGTCCCCGCCGCTCAAAGAGATCAAGCGGCTGCTCATGCAGGGCACCGAGGCGGCGCCCAAGCTGCGCCACGGCGGCAACACGGTCACCCGGTGGATGGTGGGCAACCTGAGCGTCGCGATGGACCCCAGCGGGAACGTCAAGCCGGACAAAGCGGCCAGCGCGGACAAGATCGACGGGGTGTCCGCGATGGTGACCGCGATGGCCCGAGCGATGTATCACCAGCCGGGTGGCCGCTCGGTCTATGAAGACGATGACCTGGAAATCGTGTGAGCGGGACTCGGGCGCTGGCCCTGGTGCGCGGGGTGGTCGCGGAAACCGGGTGCTGCGGCACGGTCATCGTGCACACCGAGTTCGGCCCGCTCAACGCCACGGCGCTGTCTTCACTGCGCGAGCCGATCGTGGGGGACGGCTGTTGGCTGCTCGGCCAGGGGGAGCTGTGGTGCCTGCTGGAGTACCGAGATTCAACCGACCGGGAGACCCCGTGAACCCCTTTGCCAACGTGCGCATCACCAACGAAAGCGTCCGCCCCGAGTCCACCCGTATCGAGCTGGACGGCCAGGACATCTCCACCAAGGTGTTTCGCTACGAGCTGATCGGCGACGCGTGCGGGGGCACCGTACTGCGCCTGGACATGCACGTCGGAGATATCGCGGTGGCCGGGCCGATGCGTGCCGAAGTGGCGAACGAGGTGGCCGCGCTGCTGACCGCGCTGGGCTGGACCCCGCCGGCTCAGCTGCCCGTGGGTGAGCAGTTCTGAGTAGCTGGGGCGTCGTGCTGTCCCTGGTGATCCAGGGGCTGGGGCTCGCCATGGTGGCCGGCTGGGTGGTGGTCACGGTGCGGGCCAACCGGCTCGCGGTGCGCCGGCGCGTGCTGGCCAACCTGATCGATGGTCAAGCCATGAACGGCGTATTGATCGCCCGGAGAGGGAGGTACCTGGTGCTGCGTGACGTCACTCTGCACACCCCGGGTGCCGAGCCCACCGCGATGGATGGCGAAGTGTTGCTAGACCGCGACCGGGTTGATTTCCTACAGGTGATGGGGGCCGGCTGATGCCGTTCGTGGTGACCGGCGGCCAGCTGGCCAACCTGGGCCGCCCGCAGCTGACTCGCCCCTACCCGGCGCTGGCACTGACTGGCTCCATCACGCTGGACTATCACACGATCTGGCGGACCCAGCCCCAGGTGCGCACGGTCACCGGGTTCCTCGGCAGAAACATCGCTCAACTGGGGCTGCATCTCTACCGGCGGGTCTCCGACACCGACCGGGAACGGGTCACCGATCATCCGCTGGCCAAACTGTTCGGTCAGCCGACGCCCTGGACCACCCGATACCGGATGATCAATGATCTGGTGCTGGATCTGGGCATCTACGACTCGGCCTACCTGCTCAAGGTGATCGGGGAGGATCGCACACCGGCGCTGGTCCGCCTTGAGCCGTTCAAGGTGCGCCCAGTCGGCGACAACCCGTTCGTTGCCGAGGGGTTCGAGTACGCCGGCGGCCGGGGCCCTATCCGGTTCCCCGCTACCCAGGTGGTGCACTTCCACGGCTACAACCCCAGTGACTACCGGGAGGGCTCGAGCCCCATTGAGGCGCTGCGCACCATCCTGGCCGAGGAGTTCCACGCCGCGCAGTTCCGGGAGCAGATGTGGCGCAACGGCGCGCGGGCCAGCGGCTACATTCGCCGCCCGGCCGAGGCACCACGTTGGAGCAAGGAAGCTAGGGCCCGGTTCGGTGAGCAGTGGCAGGAGCAGTACAGCGGAGACTCCGCGTTGGCCGGCGGTACGCCGATTCTTGAGGACGGGATGGAATGGACGTCCGCCTCGGTCACCCCGGAACAGGCGCAGTACCTGGACGCGCGCAAGCTCACCCGGGAAGAAGTGGCCTCGGCCTATTACGTCCCACCGAGCATGTTGGGGATCTTGGAGCACGCCAACTACGCCAATATTAAAGAGCAGCACAAGATCCTTTATCAGGACACCCTGGGGCCCTGGCTGACCACCATCACCCAGGAGATCGATATGCAGTTGCTGCCGGATTTCCCGGGTACCGAGGGGCTCTACAGCGAGTTCAACCTGGCCGAGAAACTGCGCGGTTCGTTCGAGGATCAGGCCACCCAGCTGCAGGTCTCCGTGGGCGCGCCGTACATGACCCGCAACGAGGCGCGGGCCCGGCTCAACCTGCCGCAGATCGAGGGCGGCGACGAACTGATCACCCCGTTGAACGTGCTGGTGGGCGGGCAGGCCAACCCGCGCGACTCCGCGCCGCCACTGGAAGGCGTGGAAGAGAATCCGCCGGCCCCCGCGATCGAGGGTGACGAGGAAGGCGGCGGCAAGGCGCACCAGGTGCAAATCAAGGCCAGGGTGGGCGCGGCGTTCACCGAGCAGGCCACCAAGACGCTGGCCCGCTACTTCAGCCGCCAAGGCCAGGTGATTTCCTCCCGGCTCGGCGGCCGCAAGGCGATGCGCAAGGCGACGCTGGACGAGGTGTACGAGGCGGACCGGTGGACCCGCGAGCTGGCCGCCGAGCTGTTCGGATTGGCTACCAGGATCGCCTCAGCGGCTGGGAAAACCACGCTGGTGGGGCTACACCTGAACGCGGACCGCTATGACGTGGTGCGCACGCTGCCGTGGCTGCAGGCACACGCCGAGCGGGTGGCCGAGTTGCTCGAGGCGGCCACCGCGCAGCAGCTCGCGGACGCGCTGGCCGAGGATGATTCACCGGCGGCGGTTGCCACCCTGTTCGCCAGTTACGCCACCGCCCGCGCGGCGGAGATAGCGGATACCGAGGTCACCGCGCTGTCTGGGTTCGGCACCGCCGAGGCGGTAGAGAAGGCCGGCGCCAGCGAGCGGGCCACCAAGACTTGGCGCACCAACTCCACCCATCCGCGCGCCGCGCACGCGGCTATGAACGGCGAAACCGTGCCGATGGCTGAGGTGTTCAGCAACGGAGCGCGCTGGCCCGGGGATCACGTGCTGCCGCCGGAACAGCGGTTTGGCTGCCGTTGCGAGATGGATGTAGCACTCACGTGAGCACACGACCGAGCGGAACAGGAGGTGAGTCGCCGGTGCGCGCAAAAACCGCCCCCGCGCGGGTCAAGACCAAGGCGGAATCAGGCGAGGATCTGCCGGCCGGTGAGTTCACCGCGCTGGTGAGCGTGTTCGGCACGGTGGACAGCGTGGGCGACGTGGTGATGCCCGGTGCCTTCGCCAAGTCTCTCGCGGGCTATCAGGAGAAGGACGCGCCGATCCCCATCGTCTGGTCGCATGACTGGAATGATCCATTCAGCCACATTGGGGCCAGCCTCTCCGCTGAGGAAGTCGGAGAGGGTCTCAAGGTGCGCGGGAAGCTGGATATCGAGGACAACCCCAAGGCGATGCAGGTGTACCGGCTGCTCAAGTCGGGTCGCATCCGCGATTTCTCGTTTGCCTACGAAGTACGCGACTCCGCCGAGGCCACCAAGGACGGCGAGCACGTGATGGAGCTGCGCGAGCTGGAGATCTTTGAGGCCGGCCCTACTCTGGTGGGTGCGCACCGCGACACCGAGCTGCTGGACATCAAATCCGGTGAGCACGCCGGCCAGCGCCGGGCCAAGACCCCGCCGGCGGATCTCAAGCCCGGCACCGAGGTGGAGACCTTCGTCTACATCGACGGCGAGCAGATCAAACAGCTGCGCACGCTGATGAACGAGACCGTGAATGAAGCCATGAAGCGCGTGCTACTGCAGCGGCTACCGGAAGGCGCCAAGGCCGGTCGGGTGCTGTCCAAGGCGAATGAGTCCAAGATCGCGCAGATCGCCGATCTGGCCAATGAGCTGCTGTCCTCCGTACGGGAGGCCAGTGAAGTGCAGGACGAGACAGGTAAGGCCACGCCAGCCCAGCCCGCCACCACCGAGGAACCCCCGGCCGG